GCCGACGCGGGCCGTCGTATTATTTCCGGCGTAGTAGTGCCATTTGGAAAAATTGGAAATACGTCAGTAGGGCCAGTTATATTTGAGCGCGGTTCTATTGCGATTCATGATGGAACTAAAATCAAATTGCTTGCGCAACACGATCCAACGAACCCGATAGGTCGCGCTCAATCCTTTCAAACTACCGACGAAGCAATTTATGGCCAGTTTAAAATTTCAGCATCCCAAAAGGGCACTGATTATTTAATAATGGCAAGCGAAGATTTAATCGGTGGCCTTTCAGTCGGCGTAGATGTAATTGCATCAAAGCCCGGTAAAGATGGAACTCTTTACGTGCAACAAGCCGTTTTAAAAGAGGTCAGCCTCGTCGAAAGTCCGGCTTTCTCCGATGCAGTCGTAACTTCCGTAGCGGCAAGCGCTGGCGAAGATATGGTAGATAGCAAAAAAGCCGAAGCAATAAACGAAATTTTTAACGCAGTGGATAAATTAAAAACTATCCAAGATATAGCAAACGCGTTAGAAGAAACCGAAACCCAACCAGAAAACGAAAGTGAGGCCGCGATGACTGAAGAAACTCAAGTCCCCGAAGCCGTATTACCAGAAGCCGCGGCCGCCGATGCGGTTGAAGCTTCACGCCCAACAGTAAAAGCATCAACCCCTTATATGTCCCAAACAGTTCGCCACGGCATTACTTCTATGGGCCGTTACACCGAACACAAGATTAAAGCATCACTTGGAAATGATGAGTCGCGCCTATGGGTATCTGCGGCAGATGATTCATTTACAACAAACCCTGCGTTTTCACCTAACCAATATCTACGCAACGTAGTTTCAAATACAAACTTCGGCCGTAGCACTATCGATGCTTGCACGAAGGCAGTTTTGCCAAGCGAAGGTATGAACGTGATTGTGCCTACTTTGGTTACAAGCGGCGGCGGTGGAAACGGCGTAGCACCAGTTGTAACAGTAGAAGCAGAAGCAGGTGCAGTTCAAAATACAGGTATGGTTACTGAATACATGACCGCAACAGTGGCCAAGTATTCTGGAATGAACACCATGAGTATTGAGCTCATTGAGCGATCTGGGCCGGCCTTTTATGACCAGCTCACATTGCAGTTACAGCGAGCCTATTTAAAAGCAACAAACCAAGCGGCTATTACTTACCTAACTGCTAACTCAACAAACGCTGCTACAACTGCGGCAACTGCGGCAGGTTTGATTTCCTACGCAAGCACCGAGCCAGTAGCGGCTTATGCTGGAACTTCTTATTTCGCGCAAAACTATGTAGGCGGAATTTCACACTGGTCAACACTTCTTGGCGCGACAGATACAACTGGAAGGCCAATTTTTAATGCCAACTATCCGATGAATGCGGGGGGCGTTGCATCGCCTACAGGAATTAAGGGCAACGTGCTTGGCCTTAACTTCTCAGTAGATGTTGATCTACCTTCAACAACTATTGACGGTTCAGCTTTCATTATTACCCCAGAAGCAGTAACAATTTTTGAAAGCCCAACTGCTTACATGTCCGTTAACGTCGTTTCTAACTTGCAGGTCCAAGTAGCCATTTATGGCTTCATGGCTCCACTTGTAACGATGACACGCGGAGTTAGAACTTTCAACCTAACCTGATAAATAGGGCAAACCAATAGATGCCGTTACACCCCTAGTGCCCTTGGGGTGTATCGGTCTAACTACGAAAGGAGTAAGGCATGCCAAGCACTTATGTAACCGCCGCTGAATTGAAGGCAAATTTAGGTATTGGCACCCTTTATTCAGATTCCATCGTAGAAGAAGTTTGCCAAACCGCAGAAGATTTATTAAATCAATATCTTTGGTTTGACTCATATCCGGTGGTAGGCGCTGGCTTGCAAGACAATATAGCTACTTTAGTTATATCAGCGCCTCTATCATTCGTATCGGGCCAGACAATTACGGTTAGCGGATGCGGAACTATTTACAATGGATCTAAAGTAATTACATCTACTTGGCCATTTACAAACGGTTCTTCTACATTCCCATCGCTATTTAATTTCCCATATACCCCGGGCATTTTTCCTTTAGGTTATTCAATTATTCAATATGCTAAAACAAACGCAAACGATAATTACCACCAAATCGTGCCCTATGGCAAGGCTATTGGCGTTGATATAAAAAGCACTGCTTACGCCTCTACCCCGGCCGTTCGTCAAGCTGCGTTAATCCTGGCATGTGAAATCTGGCAAGCCAGACAGAGCAGCCAAAATAACGGTATGGCGTTAGATGGAAGTATTAGCCCCTGGCGTATGTCGAATTCCTTAATGGCGAAAATCAGGGGCCTTATTTCCCCTTACACATCGCCCCGGTCAATGGTCGGCTAGAAATGGTTGCCGTTACAGCCCTTCGCGCTACCTTGGCCGCAGCTTTAGCAAATGCGTCGGTTTGGTCCGTATTTGCATATCCACCAACTAGCGTAATTGCGAACAGTGTTTATATTCAGCCGGATGACGAATATTTTACTTTTAGCAATAACAAATACGACACCGTAGGACCAACTGCAAATTTTAAAATAGTAATGGTAGTTCCAATGTTTGATAACCAGGCTAACTTGGTAGACATAGAAGAATTTATGGTGGCAGTAGTAAATAAATTAGCAGACTCAAATCTTAACTATCGGGTAAGCAATATGGCGGCGCCAGTGGTGCTTGGACTAGAGCAGGGCCAGATGTTAAGTGCAGAGTTATCCGTTTCAATCGTTACCGAATGGAGTTAACAAATGTCAGACACAACCGCAGAAAATTTGGCTTTCTTGAAGAAGATCGGCCAATTACCAGAAACCCAAAAAATCGAACCAGCAAAGAAAGATGAGGAAAACTAAATGGCCGTATTCCTAAACGCCGCATCCGTTAAAATCGGAACAGTAGACATCACTGATCACGTAACGAGCGCCACGTTAACCCAATCCGCAGACGAATTGGAAATTACTTCACTTGGGGACTCATCCAGAAAATATGTAGCCGGGCTACAAACTGGCACCCTAGATCTAGAATTTTTGAACGACTTCGCGGCGGCTAACGTATGCGCAACACTTCAAAGCGCACTTTATACAACAGTCGTCGCAAAGCTTGTGCCAGGACCAGGAACAACTATTAGCGCTACCAATCCGCTATACACAGTTTCTATTCTCATTAACAACCTAACACCAATCGCAGGTGCGGCTGGCGAAATGAGTTCTAGCAGCTTGTCCTTTACCTGCAATAGCACAATCGTTCAAACAACTTCTGGAACTTGGTAAAAACTAACTAAAGAAAAGGGTGCAAAATGGCAAGGATAAGAATCTATAAAACAGATGGCAAGGTTATTGACCAAAAGATAACCCCTAGCATCGAGTATGCGTTTGAAATGTGGAAGGGCATGGGGTTCGCTAAGGCGTTCACCACCGAGCAGAAGCAAACAGATGTTTTTTGGCTTGCCTGGGAAGCTTGTCGCCGAAATCCAGAATGGGGCACCATTAAAACTTTCGGCGCCGAGTTCATCGACTCACTTGAAAAAGTAGAGATAGTAGACGACGAAGCCCCAAACGAATAGAGCGTAATTCCGTAACTTATCTAATTGCCGCCCTGGCAGTGGAAACCGGAATTGCGCCAAATGATTTACTTGCATTAGATCGAAGAATGATAGATGCGATGCTTATGGTTTTAAGCGACAGAGCGAAGGCGGTGAAACGTGCCAGTAAGGGTTAAGGGCTTTATCGAAGTCCGTAAAGGCATGCGCAAATTGGCACCGGAGTTAGACAAAGAACTAACTAAGAACGTGCGTAATGTTCTAAAGCCAGTAGTTAAAACTGCTAGGTCCTACGCTACGCCTAGAATTCCGGGCCTATCAGGTTGGACTTTTAGCGGCCGTGGTAAAGCTATTAGCGCTGGCAACTCGGCTTTTAGAATAGGTCAGTTTCCTAAATATAACGCTAGCGAAGTGCGCTCGGGCATTAAGTATTCAGTGCGTAAATCACGACCTAATTTTAAAGGTTTTACGGCGCTTTATAGAATTATTAATGAAACCCGAGCAGGTTCAATTTATGAAACCGCTGGCCGGGCTAATTTTGATGGTTCGCCGCGATCGCGTTCTAGTAACCCAAATGCTGGCTACCACTTTAACCTGGCGCTTAATTCAAATTCGCCATTAAAAGGCGATGGAAAAATGCGCGGTCGTTTGATTTATCGCGCTTGGTATGAAGATAACCAGAAGGCTACAAAGGCAGTTTTAGCGGCCATAGATAGCACCACAGAGCGTTTTACAAAAGCCGTAATG